GACATCTTATGTTGTAACTAGAATTGATGATAAATCTTTTAAACTATCTTCAGTTGGTATTGGCACCACTGGTAAATTTGATTTTTATAACTCTAAAAAATACATTAATTTAACTTCTAGTGGTGTTGGAACTCATACTTTTAATTATGAACCAATAACAATTTTTATTTCAGGCAGTGATGATGCTTCCAATTCCAATATTACTCCAGTTCTCCAAGGAGTTTTTCGAGGCAATTTAACATCAATATATGTAAATCAAGGTGGAGTTGGATATGGATCATCTGAAATAATTAATTATAATAAACAACCAGATTTTATATTGAATAAAGGCATTAATGCTTCAGTATATCCTATAGTTTCGGGTGGAACTATTAAAGAGGTTGTAGTTTTAAATGGAGGAGAAAATTATACTGCACCACCAGATATTGTACTATCTGGAATTGGAACTGGTATAGGTGCAATTTTATCTCCTGTTATTTCTTCTGATGGAATTTTAACTGAAGTTAAAGTTATAAACCCAGGAATGAATTACACTCAGAGTGAGTTGAGGGTAGAAATAATCGATCCTATTACAGATCCATCATTAAAATCTTATCCTCAAGTTTGGAATATCAATACTGTAGAAAGATTGAAAGGAAAAAATAATAGACTAATAACCGCAAATAAACTTAATATTGATGATAGTGTTATCTACGAAGGCATCAGTTCTAAATATGAACTTCAATGTTGTCATTCATATGCACCTAGAAATTTAAGAAGAAAAATATATTCTAAGTCTGTAGATGATGGTGTACTTAGATATAAAACGGATTACTCCAATGATATAGTAAACACTAAAAAATATCATTCTCCTATAATTGGGTGGTCTTATGATGGAAATCCAATTTATGGACCTTATGGTTATGACACTATTGATAATAGAAAAGTTAGACAAATGACTTCTGGATATGAATTATTAGATCAATCTGATATTCCTAACAGACCAAGTGTTAATATTTTCCCATTAGGTCATTTTGTTGAAGACTATTCTTTCAAAAACAGTGGTGATTTGGATAGACATAATGGCAGATATACAGTTACTCCCGATTATCCAAATGGTGTATATGCATATTTTACAACATTAAGTGGCGACGACATAAGCAAAACTGCTTTAGATAATGATCGAGATTGTAAAGATCCTGTATTTCCTTATATTATTGGAAATACTTATAAATCAAAACCAATTCCATTTAACTATGAGAGTAAATCAAATCAAGAGACCTTTGAGTTTAATGAAAATAATCTTATAAGAAACACTAATTCTTATAATAGTTTTAGTGAGACATCATCCTATGAGTATTTTTTAAGTAGAGAAAATATATCAGATCAAAATACTGTTGTACAATCAGCATCTAAAGGTAAAATAAATTCAATACAAATTGTATATGGTGGTAAAAATTATAAAGTAAATGATGTAGTAAACTTTGATAATGCAGGAACAGGTGGATCTGGTGCCTCTGCAAGAGTAGAATACTTAGATGGAAAATCAATATCTCAAATTTCCCAAGAAACTAGAGATATTACTGATGTGGAATTATATCCAATTGATAGTAATACACTTATTGGAATTTGCTCTGATCCGCACAATTTAAATGATAAACAAGACATAAATTTAAATTCACTAACTCGTAATGATTTTAGTTTAAATGGAATATTCAATGTTGGAATAACTTCTAGTCAATTACTTTTAAATTCACCCGTTGCAGCTTCCACTGGTTTAGTTACTTTCTTTAGTGTTTCTGGAGACTTAACTAAAATAGAACCTAATGATGTATTTACGGTCGATACTGAGGATATTACTGTTTTAAATGTAGATTTAACTTCTTCAAGAATTAGAGTTTTAAGAACTGACGACACTGTTACTCATGCTTCTTATTCTTCTTTGGTTGAGAAGTCTAGAAAATTTACTATAAAATCTTTATATAATCTAGAAACAAAAAAATATAAATTTAATAAAGAATTGTACTTTGATCCTTCTGAATCTTTAGGCATTGGTACTATTAGTAGTGGAATTCATACACTATCATTTTCAAATCCTGGATCTGGTATAACTTCTATACAAATACCAACTAGATCAATTTACATTAGAAATCACGGGTTGGAGACTAATGATGAGTTATTGTATAGAGATAATGGGGGAACACCAATAACGATCTCTCAAGATGGTGATGCAACATCTACTTTAGCAGATGAATCTACTGTTTTTGCAGCAAAAATAACAGATGATTTAATCGGAATATCAACTTTTAAAGTTGGTTTAGGAACTACTGGAGGATTCGTTGGAATTAATACAACAGATTCTATTCTTTACTTCACTGCAGTTGGAGCAGGATCTACTCATAGTTTTACAACCAGATATAGTAATGTATCTAAGGCAAATGTTTCTATAAGCACAGTCACAGTTTCTACAGCAACAACTCATAAATTGCAGATTGGTGACGAAATATTTTTAACTGCTAAACCGGGAATTACAACATCGATTAAAATTAAATATGATGAATATAATAGAAGATTAATTATTAAACCAAGAACAGTAACTAATCATAATTATAGTGATAATATTTTAACAATCAATGATCATGGATATACAACTGGACAAAAGATAGTATATACAGCAACTGCTCATGTTCCTACGGGATTATCTAATAATGGAATTTATTATGTAATTGTTTATGATAGGAATAGAATTAAACTTTCTGAATCCTCTTATGGAACAAATTCAAATACTCAAGAAGAAATTTCCATTTCATTAAATAGACGTTCTCCGACTTCACCTACAGTATCTGAAATTAATCCTAATATAAAAATAGATAAAAATCAAGTTGTTGAGTTTGATTTATCTGATGGTTCATTATCTGATAGTAATGGAATAAGTTTGTTTGATTTTAATTTATATCGAGATAATAATTTATCCAATGTATATTTACCAGTTAATTCTAATCGAGAAAGTAAAATAATTAAAACTGGGACTATTGGTAATGTAGGTGCAAAAGTTACCATAAATGTTGATGATGAGTTTCCTGATAGGATTTTTTATCAATTAGATAAAATTAAAAATAGTATTGTTTATCGTGATTCTGAATTTAATAATAGCAATACAATTACCTTTACGGATAGTCCTTTAAATGGAAAGAAAAAAATCATTGGTGTAGGATCAGACACATTTGAATTTTTATCTGGATCTGATTTTAGGTTTAGTACATATAGTGAAACTGATGGATCTTTTAACTACTATACAAATTCTATAAATGAAACCGGAACAGTAAAAGAAATAGAAATAACTTCAGGTGGAAAGTCATATGTTAAACTCCCATCAATATCTTCAATAACATCTGCCACTGGTTCAGGTATAGTTGCAATACCTGCAAGTAATACTATCGGTAGAATTAATAAAGTAAAAATATCTGAAATTGGATATAATTATCCTGCAGATAAAACTCTAATACCTACGATTAAATTTGCTTCTATGGTAAGAGTAGAACCATTATCAACAATTAATACTATTGAAGTTATATCTCCTGGATTAAATTATATTACCGAACCAGACCTTGTTGTTATTGATGGTTTTACTAATAAATTAGTTTCCGATGCAATATTAGATTATGATATTGAATCAAGAAGTGTTTCTATAGTTTTAAATTCTAAAGGGTTTTATGATGCTGAACCAAGAATTGTAGCAGTTAATAATACTAATGGACTTGGAATAGGTTCAATAACTTATGATAGTTCTTCAAAACAAGTAACTGCTTACTTTACAAAACAATTTAGTTCAGTCTCTGAATATCCATTTGAGGTTGGTGATAATGTTTATATTGAGGGTATAACCGTAGCAAATTCAACAGATAAGGGTTACAACTCTAAAAATTATGACTATAATTTATTCCCAATTACTGCAGTAAATGCTAGTAGTGGTGGATCAGGTGCATCTATAGTGTACTCAATGAGTGATTATTTAACAGGTAGTTCTGAACCAGGAATTGCTGTTACTGTTAGATCTTCTGGTAGAGCAATTTCTGATAAAGAATTACCATCATTTAAAATTACACTTAAGAAAAATGATTTTATTGTAGGTGAAAATGTTAAATCCAATAATAATTCTGGAAGAATAATAAAGTGGAATCCTCTCAATGAGTATTTGACTGTAGAATTAATAAAGGATTTTAAGATTGGAGATACTATAATTGGATCAGTTTCAAGTTCTAAGGCATCTGTAAAAGATATTATTAAGTATGAAACGTTTTATGATTTTAATTCTTCATCTGTAGTTGAGGATGGATGGAATAGAAACACTGGATACTTAAATGAAACCTCGCAAAGAATTTTTGACAGTGATTACTACCAATACTTTTCTTATGCTCTTAAGTCTGAAGTTCCTTTACAAACTTGGGATCAAACTGTAAACAATTTAAATCACACTTTAGGGTTTAAACGATTTAGTAATTTAGTTATTAGTTCGACTCCTGGATCTGTTGGTTTAGCACAAACTGAAGCAACTATAGGAATTGCAGACTTAAATAGTACAGTTGATGTAGAATGTTTAGGTGATTTTGATTTAGTTACTGAAAATCATTTTTACGTTGAATCAACTTTAACTAGTGATGAGATATCATTCAATTCCGTGAAATTAAAAGATTTTTCAAATTCTAATGGGAATAGGGTTCTATCAATAGATGATATTAGTCTTGAGTTCAATACTAACCTATCAGAAACCTTTGTAACCGCATTTAATATTTAAGTAACAAGATGGCCGAAGAAAAAGCAAGAGCAAAAAAAATTCTATTAGGTGTTAAGGATGATGTAAATGATGATAGGAGACAATTTAATATTGTTTCTGTAATAACAGATGGTGATCTATTGTTTTCTAGTCAGTATGGAAAAATGTTTACTGATGATGAAATCGGCAGTTTTGATGTAAAGAGGGTAGGAAGTCAAGGAGTTTTAGAATTTCTTCCTATTGATGGTAGGAATAACGAATACATATATACGTTTTTATCATATGAAACAAAACAAAATGTTCCTGGTGGAGGAAATTTTAATTATGTGGGAAGTAGTGTAAAATTAGAATCTACACAAACTGAAATTAGTGCTGGAACAGCAAAATCGATTTTCACACTACCATCAGAATTTGTTTCATCTAAACTTATAATTGAAACCTCTGACATTACTGGAGATAAGTATGAGTATAATGAAATCAACTTAGTTAACCATTCTTCTGAATCTGAAGCATACTATGTAGAACTTGGTGGACTAAAAACTAATAGTGTTGGAATAGTTACTTATGGAGTTTCAAGATCTGGAAGTAATGCAGTAGTAACTGCATATTCTAGTTCATCTAATGAAATTGAAACTAATGTTTATGCAACCTCAATAACTGGAGTTGCCATAACTGAAACTGCAGCAAAACCACTAAGATTTGGACAACTTAAATCTAATTATGTATCGATTGCTTCTAGCACTGATCCTACAGCACAAAATATTTTACAATTATCACCTAGAATTAATTTTGGATATTTTATCGCACAAGTAACAGACACTACAAACAATAAAGTAGAACTTGCAGAAGTATTTTTATTAAAGAATAATACAGAGTCTACAATCTTAGAGTATGGAAATGTTCAAACAGGAAATTCTTTAGGAGAATTTAACGCCGTTACTTCCGATACTACTACTTTAACATACACACCTAAAGAAAATATTGACGTTGAAATTACTGTTTTAGAGCACTCTGCAGCATTAACGTACTTTTCAGTAGGACCTCAGTCAATAAATTTTGTTAATACTAAATTTAGTAGTGGACTTAGTGTATTTAATGATTCTAGTGATTTCAATAATAGAAAGAATTTTGATCTATTCCATAAAGGAACACCTATTTTTGAGAGACGATTTGATGCTAGTATTTCCAAGAGTACTGATGCAACTAAACCTTTAGATCTAGAAAATAATTTAATTAATATTCCGACTCATTTTTTCAACACAGGGGAAAAAGTATCATATAGATCTGATCCTTTAGAATTTATAGATTTTTTTGAAACTACTACAAGTTCTACATCGTCTGCTGGAAGTGCTAGTGTAAATGTCACTGCAAAAACTGGAGTTGAAGTTGGTGATTTAGTAGTATTTCCTGGAATTGAAAGAAGATTGGTTTTGGATATTAGTGGAAATACAATTTCTTTAGGTACTACATTACCCTCATCAGTTTCTTCAGGATCTGCAGTAACTTTTTCTAGAGCATTTGATGATCCTAATGTAACAAGTTCTACAATTGCATCTATTGAAATCGAATCAACTTTTATTGCTGGAGCAGGAACAACTGATAAATTGAGTGGTGATTTATACATTTATAAGCAGGATAATGATAGAATTGGACTGTGTACTAGTCCTGAAGATGCGTTTTCAAAATCATTAATCAATTTTACTAATGTGGGATTAGGTAAGAATCATTACATCACTACTCAAAATCAAAACGCAAAGGCACTCATTCTTTTAGATAATGTTGTTCAGTCACCTATTGTAAATACATCAATTACAGAATCTTTAGTGAAAGATTTTCCTATATTAGACGTAGTTGCAGAATTTTCGGGAATTACATCATTTTTTAGTAGTGACTTGATTAAAATTGGTGATGAAATTATGAAAATTTCTGCAGTCGGTGTAGGTAGCACTACATTTGTAGAAGTTCAGAGAGCATTTATGGGGACAGGGATATCATCACACAGTAGTGGAGATACTATAACAAAGGTTACTGGTTCTTATAATATAGTTGCATCCCAGATACATTTTTCAGATGCTCCATATGGTCCAATATATGATGAAGTTAACGGTGATGTTGATATAAGATCTTCTTTCCAAGGTAGAGTATTTACAAGAACTGGAAATTCATCTTTAAATCAAGATGTGTATAATAATAATTATCTTTTTGATGACGTAAGTGCCAATTTCGATGCAAAAACTAAATCCTTCAATCTCAAAAATGCAGGAAGTGAAGTAGCAGGATTTTCAACGTCAAATGCATTTGTTGTGGTTAATGGAGTATTACAAATAGGTGATATTGATTACACATTAAATGAAACTTCAGACACAACTGATATAAATTTCACAGGAACAGCAACCTCCATATCATATGACCCTAATAATGCCAGTGTTCCTAGGGGTGGTATAATCGTTTCACTGGGGTCTAGTGGGGGATTAGGGTATCAACCTTTAGTTGCTGCAGGTGGAACTGCTATAGTGTCTTCTGCAGGCACAATAGCGAATATATCTATAGGTAATAGTGGATCTGGTTATAGGATTGGTATTCAGACTACAATCAATGTTGGAGTTCAAACATCAAGTACTGGTATTCCTAATATTGAATTTATTGGTACTGCAGCAGTAGAAAATGGTCATATTGTAAGTATTGCGATTACAAATCCAGGGTCTGGATATACTAATACAAATCCACCAGATGTAGTGTTTGATGATCCATTATCTTATTCAAATTTAAATCTTAAATATCAAAATTCATCTGGTCTTGGGACAGAGGCAACTGTAGATATTGTTGTTGGTCAAGGATCTAGCATTATAGACTTTACTATAAAGAATTTTGGATATGGATATAAGCAAAATGATATTCTTACATTAGACATTGGAGGAACCACTGGTATTCCTACAGATACTTCATATACATTTGAAAATTTTTCTGTTATAGTTGATAGGACATATACGGATAGTTTTTCTGCCTGGAGTGTTGGTGAACTTCAAACTTTAGATACTATTGAGTCATTATTTGATGGAACTCGTAAAAGATTTCCAATAAAAAATGATGGAGAACAGTTTTCAATAGAATCTGGAGATGGGTCTTTTGTAGATTTGAGTTATGTTATTCTTGTATTTGTTAATGGAGTTCTTCAAGATCCAAGTTATGCATATACTTTTGATGGAGGGAGTTTTATAGAATTTTCAGAAGCTCCAAAGGAAAAAGATAAATGTTCTATAATATTCTATAAAGGTACTCCAGATATTGATGTTACTAATGTTGAAGTCACTGAAACAATTACTACTGGAGATACTTTAAGATTGGTTGGTAATAAAATTGATTTGCTAGAAAAAACTCGTGTAGTAAGTAACATACTTCTCTCAGATTTAGTAGAAACCTCACCATATAATTCTGTTGGAATTACTAGTGATTTGAGTTTCCAGAGACCTGTTATATGGTGTAAGCAAAGAAATGATTCCGTGGTTGATGGTAAAATAATTACTAAGAACAGATCTGAATATGAAGCATTCATTCAACCTACAAGTCACATTTTAAGGAGTGTTGGAATAGGAACCACTAAAATATACACAGATGGTGCCAAATCTATTTTTGATTCTGATCTTGAAAATACTACATCAACTGTAAATGGTAAAATAGAAATTATTGATAATGATTTGACATTAGTTTCTGCAAGTGCTACTGCTGTAGTTTCTTCCAATGGAACCATATCGAGTATATCTATAGGTAATAGTGGATCTGGGTATGTTTCTACACCCGAGGTATCGATAACAAATTCACAACTTGGAACAAAAGCAACATTAGTGGCATCTTTAAGTGGTGACAGTGTAAGTTCTATATCAGTAACTAATGCAGGAACTGGATACACTACGACTCAGGCTCCATTAGTTTTAATTGAATCACCAAAGGTAAAGAAAAACGTTATTGTTGGTGCAGCATATACTGGAGATCATGGAATTATTTCTGCAATTAGAGAATCAGCGTCAATACAAGGTGCTACAGATCAAATAGAATTTGAGTTACATATTCCCACGACTTCATATTTGAGAAATACTAATATTGTTGGTACTGCCATTACGTTAAGTAGTTTAAGTTTTGGAGATTTCTTTAAAGTTTCAAATACTCCAACAACATATTCACCAAAAACTTCAGAAACTCATGGTATTGGTGCAGACCCAGGATCAACAATTGGTATTGGAACAACTGGATTGGATAATGTATATCAGGTAGTTACAACTAACATTGTAACCGGACAAGTACCAGGAATAGGAAATACTTCGGTGCTTAAGGTTATTGTTAAAGTAAATAATAACACTGGAATTGGTGATACTTCTAATTTATATCTTGGTGATTATAGTTGGGGACTGGTTACAGTACCATCTTCAGGGGTTACCACTGAATTTAATGTAAATACCTCAAATGGTGTTGTTGGAATTAATACTACACCAATAATAAGAAGAGTCAATCAATTAAGGTCTGATAGTTATAACAGTTTATAAAGTGAGATAAATATATAAAAAAACTATAAGTCAATGTCTGCTATTATAACAGATCAATTTAGAATTTTGAGTGCGAAGAATTTTATTACTTCTATAGGATCTACTGTAGATAATTATTATGCCTTCGTTGGTTTGACCAACTCTACAGATTATGATGCTGATTGGGAATCTCTTCCCCCATCACCAATTGATAGTTTCGATAACTATACAGATATTTGGGATACAATAATTGCGTTAAAAAAGATAAATTCTTCAGATGTAAAGCATGTAATTAAAAAGATTGCATGGAGTTCTGGTACTCGTTATGATATGTACAGACATGATATAAGTAGAAATAATTTATCAAAACCTTCCAATTCTACCACATTATATGCATCTAATTTTTATGTAATTAATAGTGATTTTAATGTTTATATTTGTCTTCATAATGGAGTAGATCCAGAAAATCCAAGTGGAAAAACTTCTATTGATGAACCAACATTTACAGATTTAGAACCAAGAAGTGCTGGAACTAGTGGAGATGGATATATTTGGAAATATCTTTTTTCTATGAAACCAAACGATATAGTAAAGTTTGATTCTCTTGATTATATTCCAGTACCTTCAAATTGGGATACTAATTCGGATGTTGCTAAAGTTCGTGATAATGCTTCTAATGTAAACAGTGGTCAATTAAAAATTGTAACCATTACTAATAGGGGTGTGGGTCTTGGAAATCCAAAAACTTATACTAATGTTCCAATTGTAGGCAATGGGTCAGGTGGAAAGGTAACTATTGTCGTTGGTAATAATAATAACGTTGAATCAGTTACTGTATCGTCTGGTGGAAGTGGTTATACCTTTGGGTCAGTTGACCTTGCTGCTGCAGGTATAACCGGCACTACATTACCAAGATTTAATGTAATAATTCCACCTCCAAATGGACATGGATCAGACATTTATAGTGAATTGGGTGCTAAAAATATATTAATTTATTCTAGAATTGAAAATGATAATTTAGATCCTGATTTTATTGTGGGAAATAAAGTTGCTAGAATTGGAATTATTAAAAATCCTTTAGTATTTGGTACTACAGATACTAAATTAACAAAAGATAAAGCAAGTAATACATATGCTATAAAACTAGATGATTATACAACTTCCAGTTTTGCTGCAAATTCTACAATAACTCAAACAGTAAGTACAGGAACAACTGCTGTAGGAAGAGTAGTTTCTTTTAATAATGTTACGGGAGTATTAAAGTATTGGCAAGATAGATATGCGGTTGGATTTAGTACAGGATCTAGTTCTTTAAGTGGTAATGTTCCTCAATATGGATATACATTGAATGCAT